GGGCCATTTGAGGCATGTCATTTTCTGGCTCTTCAGGCATCTCTTCGGGCATTTCGTCTTCAAACCCAGCCATGATGCCGCTGTTACGTGACTCTTTTGACAGAGGCATAGCGAACATGGCACGCTTCAAAATCTCATTTTTCATGATGCGTCCTTAAAACAATCCACCAGCGGTCTTTGCTGCCGCTGCTGTAGACAAAATACCTGTGCCTAAACCAGCGATCTGCTGGAAGGGGCTTGGAGTGGCTTGCGAGGAAGTCGTGACACCCATCTGAGTGGACGGCGCGCCTTTGTAGATGTCAGACAAGAAACCCAACTGCTGATAAGGCTGCATGTTTTGCTGCAACTGGTTTTGACGCTGAGCATCTAATTCGGCTTGCTGCTGTTTCTGCTGTGTCGAACCAAGGTTGAACAAGAAATTGACATCCTGCTGACCTAAACCTTGTGCTGTTTGTCCCAAAGCAGCGCTCTGAGAACCCAAACCTGCTTGTTGCATGCCCAAAGAACCTAAACCTTGTGCAAGCTGAGAGCCCACACCAAACTGCTGAGCCGCAAGACTTCCAATACCTTGACCGATATTGCCTAATTGGTTGTAGCCAGCCATCTGTGCTTGCTGTTGCTGCTGTGCAGTAGACAAAGCTTGACCGTAACCTTGCTGCATTGCATTTGCAATCGCTTGGTTCTGTGTTTGTGCCAAGTTGCGGCCCAATTCAGCGCGCTGGATGCCCTCACGCGAACCACCAAAAGCACCCGCTTTAACAGCTTGCGCCTGCAAACCCTGACCTTGAATCTGTGCTTGACGATTCATCTCATCTAATTGACCCTGCAACGCCAAATTCATGAACGGATTCATGTATTGGGAGATCTGCTGCTGACCAATAGGCATTGCCGCGCCCAAAGTTCCTTGAGCCGCGAGCCCTTGCAAACCTTGCGCGGCATTGTATTGATTGCGCGTGTCCGCACCGCGTAGTACATCAACACCAGTAGACACAGCTTGTTGACCCGCACCCAACTGATTTGCAGCATTGGTCATGTAAGGCTGATAAGCACCAATACCTTCTTGACCACCGCGAATGGCATTCAACTGGTTCCCTGACATCCCCGCAATTTGATAGTTGGGGTTCAGGTAGTTACCCTGCGCAGCAGCGGCGTTGGTTGCATCTACTTGCGCTTTGGCGCTTTCTAATAGACCAACTTTTTGCGCCTCAATTTCGGGCGCTTCACGGATAAATTGTGATTGGGATAGGACGTCTGCCATGTTTTAACCTCGTGCTGCGTTCTTTTCAAGTTGATGCATTAGCGCATACATGCGTTTTGCTCCTGCGCGTCTGTCGCCTTTGCCTGCTGCGCGGACAGCTTTAGCAGTCATTACAAATTCGCCGTCAGACAGCATTGCAGGGATTGAATCAGAGGTCTCGGTCCCCGGGCCATCAATTTGACCGGTACGCCTAGGATAACCGCCTTGAGCCAAACCTGCAATACCGCCCATGTTCATAAGTGTAGGCATAGCGCGCTGAATACCGGGCTGTGAGAATTGCGGTGTAGGCAATGTAGCAAGACCTCCGGTAGGAGTTACTGGAAGCACCGGTGTCACAGGTGCCACAGTGCGCGTACTAAATTCACCCAACGGACCAGTATGGGACATTAATCCTGTAATGCCGTCATATGGCGACATTGTCCGGCTTAAGGGTCCTGTTGGGAAAGTAGGCGTATTTTGAGTGAACAAATACTGGCCGCCGGCTACGCCAGCTACGCGTGGATCAACAGAAGCTCTTCGTTGTGTAGTAGGTGTTACCACAGGAGGAGTTACAACAGTGGGAGGAGTTACAACAGTGGGAGGAGTTACAACAGTGGGAGGATTCACAACAGGGAACTCGGGATCAACCACTACCTTGGGAGGTATCACGGGGGGCACTACGACAGAAGGAGTACTGTCAATTGTTGTAGTACCGTCAGTTGTTGTAGTACCGTCAGTTGTTGTAGTACCGTCAGTTGTTGTAGTACCGTCAGTTGATGTAGTACCGTCAGTTACTGTAGTACCGTTAGTTACTGTAGTACCGTCAGTTGATGTAGTACCGTCAGTTGCTGTGGATGTAGCTGTAGTACCGTCAGTTGCTGTAGTACCGTCAGTTGCTGTAGTACCGTCAGTTGCTGTGGATGTAGCTGTAGCAGGTGTATTTACTCCAACAACCAATCCTGTTGCAGGGTCAATATAAAGACCATCGGGAGTAGCTCCTGCCCGGTTGTAATCAAAAAGATCGTTAATACCGTCGCCCATATAAGGAGGCTGAACAGTTAAAGTATCCGCGGCCCCTGCATACTGATCAGGCGTAAGAGTCTGACCGCCAACAGTTAACGGCGTGTAAGGTGTATTGTTTACAGTGCTATCAGTACCCCCAGTTATAAGATCTAGGTCAGCAGCAGTAAAAGGTGTAATACCAATAGTGTTTCCAACAGGACCTGCATCTAAACTCCCTGCCATGGGTGCGGCAATTTCCCAAGCGTTTGCAGCAGGATTCCATGTGCCCGCCCCTGCAGCTACTTGATCCGTTGTAGCTAACACTGTTCCGGGGGTTGTGTAAAAATCATTTACATATTGTGGTATGTCAGCATATCCAGCACCGCCGGATATATCTACGCGATACCTGTCACCGCTGTCGCTGGTATTAACATCGTTATACCCGCTGCCGTAATCTTGATTGACACGGAAAAAATCATCGTCACCAAACGCAAACTCTGGCAATCCTGTTTTAGGATTAATCGTGCCACGGCCGCCCATGCGTTTTAACATCTGAGCTTCTGCAGGATTGATGTGCGCCAGCATGGTATCGCCGTCCCGCCCCATCTTAGCAATATCAGCAAGACCCCCCGTAGCCATGCCCGTAGGCTTAAGGACAGAGCCATCATAGTAATTAACCCCGGGAAGGTTCTGGACGTAAAAACGGTTAGGGTTTTTATTCATCAAATCGCGCGCTGATCCGGGGCCCCCGGTCAACAAGCTCTGATAAGGTGAAATAGGCGCACTCTTAGGTGTAAACCCACCAAACGCACCTATAGCACCAATACCTAAGGCAGTAGCTGGGCCATAGGTGGACAAAATGCCGGGCATCGTTGCTTTGTATGCGGTTTGATATGCGTTTTCCAGCATAGCAGGAGTAGCTGTTGGCGTCCGTGCCAACATTGCGTCACGAGCAGCCAAACCTGCCTGCTCTGCCGCAGGAATACCTTGTTGCTGAATGTTAGACGGAGAAATATATTTGTCAAAAAAACCTTTGGCTTTATCAAAAAAGCCGGGCTCTTGCGTGGACATAATCCCCGTCTTGTCAAAAGAACCGGGGAACTGCGTTGCGTCGGCTGCGTTACCAATAGCAGGAGCAATTACATTGCCTGTGGCAGCACTGGCCATTGCAGGAGGTTGCGTGCTGATAGGAGGAGCAACAGTGTTGCCCACTGCAGCAGTATTTGCACTTGCATTAATAGGAGCTTCACCAAACGCACCATAGTTTGTAGCTGTCGGTGCGAAAGGATTTGCAGCATTCTGTGTAACCACCGCGCCGTTAGGCATGGTAACTTGCTCAGGCAACCCTCCGCCCAAGGTTATTTTCTTAGCTGCAAACGGCGATTCACTGGGGACGGCATTAGGATTGTTAAATACCTCAGGATTGGTCTTGGCTAACTCCGTCCCATAAGCATCGCGGGCCGTGCTTGTTGTAAAATTATCCCGCAAAACATCTGTAGGTGCGGCAGGTGCCGCAGATGTTGGTGAAATAGCCTGTGTAAACCTGTCAAATTGACCGCTAATAGTGGTTGGGCCCGTATAACTACCTGCCGCAAAAGCATCAGCACCGCCCATGACTCCGGCGCCAACGCCAGCAGTCAAACCACCAACTGCACCAGCTTTTAACGCTTGGCCAATATTTCCACCACCTAACAAAGTAGCACCTGCCGAGCCTACAAAACCGCTGACCGCGGCAACTGCCGCAGTAGATGTTGCGCCTATGAACGAAGCGGCAGCAGGACCTAAGAAGAAGCCCAGCGCTACGGTTGTAATAATACGGCCCACGGTGCTATTAGCAAATTTCTTGACGGCATTGCCAATAGATTTAAATGCGTTACCAATTTCCTTAAACAAATTAAAGAACTCGGGTAATCCCGTTTTGGGATTAATTGTCCCGCTACCGCCCTTGCGGCGTAGCATGCGCGCTTCAGCAGGCGTAATGTGAGCCAACATGGCGTCTCCATTACGGCCATAGTTTGAAATAGCTTTGGACACAGGCGTAAGCTCTGCAATACCGCCTTTAGCAAACGCCTGCGCACCACTGGGCGCGCCAATCATCTGATCCACGGCCATATTTAACGCAGCAAAGAACTGCGCATCAAACTGCTCTGGCAAGATTTCATCAGGCGCGCCCATCTCTTTGTACTTGGCACGGATTGCCTCGTACTGCTCTGGATTAGCCAAAATCTCGTCAATCATGTTGTTAAGCAAATCAAGCGCCTCTGGGGGCATCTCAATTTGTTCTAACGCAGACCTAAACGCAGCAACTTCCTCAGGAGCTGCCTGCTCCGCCCCAGCCAACATCTGGTCGCCAAACTCCTTTGGCGATACGGTTTGACGCATCTGCTCATAAACCGCCATCGTATTAGGATCAGCAAAAGGATTTGCGCCTTGTTGTGGCATTTCTTGGGCGGCTTGAGGTGCTGTGGCCATGTTACTTCCTTGGGGGAAAATGTTTGTCTAATTGTATTACGCCGGGAGCGCCGACACAAATGAAAGTGTAGCTACGACAGACTGGGTGGACGGCTTAGTGGGGGTGCCCGACGCGGCAAGGTGTTGAATACTTACAGCGGTGTTAGGCACAGACCAGTAAATCTCAATGTAATCATTTGCCGCCATACTTAAAAAATAGTTCCAGCCAATAATTGTGTGTCCATCTGTACCTGCGTGCCTATTTGGAATACTTACAAATCCAGTTGACCCCGGTATATCTACCCCAGTTTGTTTTAACCAAATATAAACATCTTGAAAAGCGGAGTCTGTGTTTTGGAACTGCGCACTGAATTGCAAGTTGTATATGCCAGCTGCCGCTACAGTAATTTTTGAAGTTGTAATACTTACACCGTTAGCAAAATCTGTAGTGTTTAGCGTCATCAACGTAGCGGTATTGGCTATTGCCGTCTGGTCTTGATCGCTTGAAAACGCGCCATAAGGAAACGATAAATATCGGCCGCCAGTGTTCCCCAACAGCTCGGTTAGCGAATTGCGCAGTTGGTTAAAGTACAAGCGCAAAACGTTAGAGTACTGATCTTGATACCGTCGCTCATACTGCTCCGTACCCAAGGGCAAACTGGGCGTAGCAGGATTAATAATGCGATTACTTGTCGCCATCAGCGTCTACCATCCTGACGAATATCAATACGTGGCGCGCCAAGCTGCCATGCCGTTCCGACTTGGTTAGACTCAATCTTAAAGATCATCTGTCGTGCCCGCAAACGCGTGTAAATCTGTCCTGTAAATTCCTCAGTAATTACATACGTGTTGCCCTTAATCACCGATGCACCTGCAGAATTTGTCACCCCCGAGCCAGAGTTAGTCAGACCAGACAAAGTCATTGTCACTGCCGCCGGATTTCCTTCCGGACTTGCAACAGAATTTTGGAAGGTCAAGTCAGGTAATACACGCCAGATAAAACCGAAGTTGTTACCCTCACCAATGTCAAACTCTGACGACCCAATATAGGCATTTAAAGCAGTTGTTGTTCCGGTCTCGACGTTATTGATCCCTTGCTCGTGGTTGACTAAGTTGTAACTATATGTCGCAGCTAACGGGTAATCTCGAAGACCAGAATCAAGCCATGCAGTGCGGCCTATTGTGCCGTAATACCATACATTTTCTAAATAGTTAAACACCACATATCTGTCGTTCTCAGGGCTTGTTAACGAAGGATAAAACCACCAAACCTCGTTAAATCCTTCGTTTGTACCCGCAACTACTTGTGCGGCCTGCGATTGATTAAAATCTTGAAACACAAAACGACGCAAATCGCAATTAAGCGTCTGTACGCGTCCGTCATACAGATAAAACTTATCTACACCCATCCAATAAATAA